AAGTATGTAGTTGACTAATTAGGTTGGGGCGGTTCGCCGCCCCTTCTTTTACAGGATAGGTAGAAATGACTAGTACAGTTGATATTGCAAACTTTGCGCTTAACAATCTAGGCGCTTCTAACATTACTTCATTAGATGAAAATAGTAAAGCAGCACGAGTAGTGAACCAGCGCTTTGAGTCTGTAAGAGATGCAGTGTCTCGCGCTCATCCTTGGAACTGTTTAATTAATCGCGCAGCTTTAGCACAAGATACAACGACCCCTACATTTGGTTATGCATTTCAGTATTCTTTGCCAACAGATCCTTTTTGTTTACGTGTATTAGAATTTAGCAACGGATCTTTATCTTATCCACAAGATAACATTACAAACAATTCTGGTGGCCCTGTATTTGTTATAGAGGGAAGAAAATTACTTACTGACGAAGGATCTGCCCAGATAAAATATATTGGCCGTATTACTGATCCACAACAGTATGACGCAAGTTTGATAGAAGCAATAGCCGCTAGATTAGCTGCTGAAATTTGCTATGCCATAACAGGATCAACAAGTATGGTGCAAATACAAACATCTTTGTATGAGGCTAAGATAACCGAAGCACGATTTAACGATGCTACAGAGGGTGCAACGCAACGCTTAGAAGCAAGTGACTTTATTGAAAGCAGGTTTTAATGGCACGTTCCGCACCAGCATTTAGTTCCTTTACAGCAGGTGAAATTAGCCCAAGGCTAGAGGGTCGTACCAATATAGAAAAATATCGTGAGGGCCTGTCGGATCTTACAAACATGGTTGTTATGCCTCATGGTGGTGTAACGCGCAGACCAGGCACGGAGTTCTTAGGACAGTGTGCTAGTAGCAGTAATGCTGCAGACAACCATTTTGTAAGATTAATACCGTTTCAATTTAAAACATCAGATACTTATATTTTAGAATTTACCAATGAAACTATGCGTGTGTTTCGCAACGATTTGCAAGTTTTAGAATCGTCAGGCGTGTCAATCTCTGGTGCTAGCTACAGTAGTGGTACTGGCAGACTTACTATAACAACAGGTAGCGCTCATAATTTTGGTTCTGGCGGTCAAGAAGTATTTATTTCTGGCGTAAGTGGTATGACAGAACTTAACAACAGAAACTTTCGCGTTTCTACAAATCCACAACCCTCAAGCACTACATTTGTATTAGACGAGGTTATTGGTGGGCGTGTAAATGCATCTGGATTTACTGCTTACACATCTGGTGGAACCGCAACAAAAATATATGAAAAAACTACGCCTTATCAAATTTCTTTTTTAAAAGACCTTAGATTTGCTCAATCTGCTGACACAATGTATATTGTTCACCCTAGCTTTGCAGTTCGCACATTAACTCGATCAGATCATAACAATTGGACTTTTGCAGCAGTGTCTTTTAATGAAAACAGCACTCCAACACTTTCTAGTTCAAATAATTATCCAAGCGTTGTTTCGTTTTTTGAGCAGCGTTTAGTTTTTGCCAATACTAACAATAATCCACAAACGATTTGGTTTAGCAAAAACGGCGATTATGATAATTTTACTACTGGTACAGGTGATGATAATGCGCTCATTTATACAATTGCATCTAACCAGGTTAATGCTATTCGTTTTCTTTCTGCTACTCGTGTTCTTACTGTTGGAACTTCTGGGGGAGAATATGTCGTTACGTCAACAAATGATGGGCCAATAACGCCAGCATCAACATTAATTCGTAAATATTCTAATTACGGAAGTGCGCCTATTGAGCCTGTACAGGTTGCTGATGTTACATTGTTTGCTCAACGTGGCAGTAGAAAAATACGCGAGTTTAAATTTGTGGGTGATGTAAATACAGGCGGTTACTCAGCGCCAGACATGACAATATTGGCTGAACACATAACTGATGGCGGTATTACCCAAATGGCTTATCAGCAAGAGCCAGATAGTGTTGTGTGGTGTGTTAGAAGTGACGGTACGCTTTTAGGATTAACGTATCGCCGCGAAGAAGAAGTTGTTGGTTGGCATAAACATATTATCGGTGGTTCTTTTAGCAGTGGTCAGGCGGTAGTTGAAAGCATTGCTACTTTACCAACGGATACAGGTGAAGATGAATTATATATGGTTGTAAAAAGAACAATTAATAGTGTTACAAGAAAATACGTTGAAAAATTAAAAGTTTTTGATTTTGGAAGTAATACAATAAATTCTTTTTTTGTTGATAGTGGTTTATCTTATTCCGGATCATCAGCTAATACTCTATCAGGTTTAGCGCATTTAAAAAATGAAAGTGTGCAAATATTAGGAGATGGCGCATCGCACCCTGATAAAACAATATCAGGAAATACTCTTACTTTAGATTATCCTGTAACAAGCGCTGCTGTTGGTTATAGTTTTGAAAGCAGTATGAAAACATTGCGTGTTGACAGTGGGTCTGTAGATGGCTCTAGTCAAGGCAAACCAAAACGTATTCATGGTATAACCGTTAGATTTTTTGAAACAGTTGGTGCTGAAGTTGGCAACGATAGTGGCGAAGTAGATAGAATATTTTTTAGAGATAGTTCTATGGATATGGATACTGCTGTTCCTATGTTTACTGGTGACAAGGATATAGAGTTTCCAGGTGGCTTTGATGATGACGATAGAATTTTTATTAAACAAGATCAGCCTTTACCAATGACCGTTCTTGCGTTCTACCCACGCATGAATACATTTGATAAGTGAGTTAAATAATGTGTAATCCTCTAATGCTTTTATCTACAGGAATGCAAGTTGTTGGCGCTGTTCAAAGCAAAAAAGCAGGTGATAAAGCAGCAGCAGCCGCACAAGCTGCTGGTGAATTTAACGCAAAAATTATTGAACGTGACATTGATTTACTTGAAAGACAAAAAGGAATTATTAACTCAAACTATCTTGTTGAACAAGAAAGAACAGCAATTCAATTTGAAAACGAAGTGCAAGCAACAGCAAGGGCTGGTTTTGGCTATGCCGGTTTTGATATGAGTCAAGGCACTCCTATCGCTGTTCTAAGAGAAAATGCTCGTGAGTTTGATTACGAAACAAAAATTCGTGAGTTCAATAATAAAATAACAAACATGCAGATTACAGATGCTCAAGAAGAAGCAGAGTTAAACGCAGAGTTATCACGTATGGAAGGTGGTATGGTTGCTGCATCTGCTCGCGCTCAAGGCACAGCATCATTAATTAGCGGTTTAGGTGACGCAGCTAAGTTTGGTTATGAAGCTGGTCTTATAGGTGGGAAATAACAATGGCATTACGAATACCAAAATACACATCGCAACTATCTCCAACATCAGATGCCCCTGGTAGATCTATAAGTGCAAGAATGTCTCCTAGCGCTGTTGCTCAAGCAGAGATAGCTAAAAGCGCACCAGCTTCTGCGCTTATTCAATCAGTCGGTGCATACGCTAAGATGCGTTACAATGCTGAACAAGAGTTGTTGTTAAATGAAGGGTTGCTAGAGGCAGAAGAAGGTATACGCCAGGCAGCTTATGATCTTGAACGTGAAAAAAAACTAAGTAATGTTTTTGGTGGTGACAATATGTGGAAATCGCAAACAGAAGATTTGCGTACACAAGTGTTAGATAAAGTTGGAACTAACAGATTTACACGCCAAAAGTTTATGGATCGTTTTGATCAAATGGAACTTACCAGTAGGTTTCAACTAAAAGACGTTATTGATCGTAAGATTGAAGTGGCGGCACAAGCTAGTCTTGCACGTAGACAAGAAAATATAGTAACAGAACTTTCTCAAGTAGGCATGGGCAATCCAGGTGCAATGATTGACTCATACAATCAATTAGTTAGCGGCATTCAAAGTGATATATCTACAGGTGTTAAACAACAAAGATATAGCGAAACTGGTGCAACAATAACTACATCAAAAATGAAAATTGATATAGCTAAAAATGTTGTAAGTGCTTACGTGTCTACAACGCCAAGTTTTGCTTTAGGTTTACTAGAAGCTTTAGAAGTTCAAGATTTATTAAATGCTGGAATGGAAGTTGATGTTGAAGACAGGCCAAACGTTCCTGGTGGATCTTATGCGTTACACACACTGCAAAACATACCAAGAGATGAAGCGATTAATATAATTAAAGATTCATTAACTGAGGCTGCTGCTTTTCAAAAAGTACGTGATGACGCGCAAGAAAAAAACGAAAAAGCAAATGAAGAATTGTTAAAATCACAAAGTGCAGATCTTGATGAA